TTACGTCTGTTCCTTTTCCTCTTCTGCTTCGGCTGACCAAGAGGAATCATGACAGCGCGCTGCGGTTGCGGCACGCGATAAACTTTCCTAGCAGCCGGACGGCCCTGCATTGCGCTTTTAAACGGCGTTTTCCTCTAACCATGGGAAAGAAAAACTAACTCTCCCAGAAAAGCGCGACTCGAATCCAGTGAACAACTTTAATAGGTACTGTTCATCGAGTAGACGGCAGAGAGATAAGGTCTCGTTAGAAAGATCAGACTCGTGTTTAGCAAGATACGCTTTGACTATACAACACAGCTCATCAAAAACAGCTTTATCGGGAAACAACAAAGCCGTGATAGATATCAATTTCTGAGCGCGTTGATTTTTAGTCATACCACGAAGACGCCAATCAAAACTAGCGAGAAGCTTATCCTTCCGATAGCAGTAAAGAAGAAATTTACGATCACCTAGTTCACGCCACATAGGCGAACAACCACAAAACATGATCTCAGTAACATCAACGCCTGAATCACACGGACTTTCAAGGAACATACCTAAAGAATTAAAGGTACTTTCCAATTTAAGAGGTTGAAAGAGACCAGTGCAATCCGAGTAAGCCATATCGTCGCCCATAATGAGGAACAGTTGTTGTCTAAATGTGTCAAAAGACATCCTGTTACGGATGGCATGAAGACATAAGACAGCGAGATTACCAAAGGAATTGTCAGAAGCAGTATTGGTTTGACCGCTAAGTTGACCAGGTAAATTGAACAAATTACCAGCCACATTAACGAAACCACTGTAAATGACATCGTAATATCGCTCGACTGTTTCCTGATAAGTGTGACCTTCAAAGAAGACATCCGCACGAGGCAAATGCCTTAACCTAAGATCGCGACAAAGCATAGCTAAAACTTGTGGATAAAGAGCGTCGTACCAAGACCCATCTGTGTGATACTTAGAACCAGAATGAGCATAAAAGTCAGACCACATCCGATACATATCGAAACCAGGAGTAATGACGCCTATCTTAATAGGTAAGAAGGCATGGTAACGTTTAATACGATCATTTTGAGCACCAAACATACAATGACCAACAAGAACAGTTTGAAGATTTGCAGGGACAAAGAAGCGAGCATCTTTGGGATGAGGCCTCAATTCGTCTTTAGTAGTTGCGTCTTCA